CACAATAGGAAGCAAAGTCATTCCAATGCTTTCCTGCAAATCAGCGACCTGATTTTGTAGTTGCTTCATCCTTCCTGCTGCGGTATCCGTAGCCGCCGCAGTAGCACCGCTAAAAGTGTTGCTCAATTCTTGAAAGATTGCATCAAGCGATTGACCTTCTTTGATGTTGTCACTAACCGCAGGCGACAACGCCCGCAATGATTTGAAGTTTCCGTTGTAAGCCTTGCTCAAAGAATCAGCCACCTGAACCAGCGGGATACCCGTAGCCGTAGCAATATCCATAGCAAGTTGCAAATCCTGTTGCGAACGCGCCAAATCACCAGAACCTTGAACCAGCGAAGCCAACGCTGGTCGCATATCGCTATCGCTGTAAATCGTCGCGCGTTGCATTGACGACAAGAAATCTTCGTTTGCATCAATCGTTGCCTGCGATGCACCTGTCACCTGTCGCAAGGTGGATGCAAGCACCGTCATTTCCTGCGTTTCTTGCATCGCCGCCTGCGTCGCTTTGACAGCAGCGAAACCCAAACCAGCCAATGCAGCAGCCGCAGGCAAAGCCGCTTTCTGAATAGCGAACTGCGCCCGCTCGCCTGTCGTTTGTAGTTTGGCGAATTCGCGCACAGCCTTTTCAAGACCGCGCCCATCAAACGCAGAAACTATGTTGATGCCTAATGCCATATCAGTACCCGCTCACAATCCGTGCCACAACCAGCGTATTCAAATCTTCTATTGCTTTATTGATTGCTTCTTCAATCTGCGGCAAGCCACGCTTCGTAGCACCGTACATGACACGCGAACGGAAACCGCCGCCAGCAGACTTCGTAGCACGATGCTTGTCCAAGTTCTGCACCATCCCCGCACGCGGCGATTGCGAACCAGCACCATCAAACACCTGACCGCCAGCATCCATTTGTTGCAAACGCAGAATGCCCACATTCTTACCAACGAAACGATTGCCTGAATAGACGATTGGCTTCACGCCACGCGCCGCCTTAGAAGGATTGTACGGTGGCATACGCGACTTGCCGCGGCGGTCACCTTCAATATGCCAGCGTTGCAACGGGGAAACCATAGGGAATGAACGCCCAACTTCCGCAGCCAAAGGCTGAGCAATCCCCTTCAACTGTTCCGCTACCTGCTTATACAGTTCCTTGTCATACTTGCGTAATTGCGCAAGCGTTTCCTTCACGCCCGTAACATCAACACGCACATCATCCATAGTGCGCCAATCGTACTACCTTCGTTGTCTTTGCTTTTCCGCACGATGCTTCAAATAGTCAAACATCGCATCAATCATCAAATCACCAGCATCAATCAAATGCTGTGGTGCAATTCCTGTTTCGCAAGCAAGCGCAGCAATCTGCCAATGCGCAGAATTCCTATCGCTTACTTTCTGTCCAAAGGGGCAGCACCGTCATCATTCGCGCGAACTTCCACACTTTTCACAGTAGAAACCCAATCAGGTTCAAACTTCAAAGTTGTTCTACCCATCCGCTTTTCCGCGTGCCAAGCCAACCAAGCCAAATCAGTTAGTTGCATATCGGCATCAAGACGAACAACGCTGCGCCTGCGTTCCTTTTCAAACGCAATGAAATCAGCAAACACCGCATCAACATCAGCGGTCTGACCATTGATAAAAGAAACACGCAAATCAATTTGCATTGCTATCCCCTTCTAGTTGTAAATCCGAATTCATCAGGAAGTGGTCTTGACCAAAGTTCCACCCGTGAAGGTCAGCGTGATTGGCGAAGTTGCACCAACATCGCTTGCCGCAATCGGCGTGTGCGAACTTAGGAACGCCCCTGAGATGGTATAGAGGGGGTTATCTGCGGCGGTTGCCTGCGAGCCAGCGCGAAGCGTCACGGTGGTTTGCTGTCCAACCAACGGGAAGATAGTTGCTTCCACTTCGCCTGCGGCGAAATCCTGATAAAGCGTCACTTCAAGTGTGTTGTTCTGAATGCCACCAACGAACGAACGATTACCACCCATCACGGTTGCATCTTGCTGTTCAATCTCATAAGTCAAAGTTGCCGCGTTCATGCGGTCACTAAGGTTCACACCATTCACGGTGAAATCAACATTCTTGAAAGCAATGATTGCCATAGTTAGTCCTGTTCTTTCGCTTGTTCTTTCTTAGAAGGCTTGCTGCCGATTTCAGCAATATGACCTGCTTCAATCAGCGCGGCAATGTTAGCACCGTCAAGTTCTGCTTCGCTCACAAGGGAACCCTGCGCGTGACCAGAAAGACGGGGGGAAACAACTTTGAACTGTGCCATGCCCACCATCTTACCCATTCACCGTCACTTGTAAAGCGACTTGAAGAAAATCTTGGTCAGCCACATTGACCGCAGAAATGTTTGCGGCACTAGCCACCGTCAAAGATTGCGTTGTTCCACCCAAAGTTTCATCGCCTTCAATCGCTGCACGAATTGACTTCGTGCCAGAAAAAGCAAGGTAATCATCAGCGATATCAAAAGCCCTGTCATCGGTGTAGCGACCAACAATCACATACACGGTGCAATCGTAAATCACCAATCCGCCACGCATAGCACCGTGATATTCAATGCGGTTGATGACAGGAAACCCGACAGGCGGATTCAACGAAGAAGGCTGATAACTAAAAGTTCGCAATCCCGTGATGGTTGCCAAACGGTTCTTCAAGCCTGTGACAACTTGTGAAGGTGTTGCCGCCATCAGGCAATCCCAAATTTGCGGTATGGGTTCAGGAAGTCGCGAACATCGGGGTCAATCGCACGCACTTGAATAGCCATGTCAGCGAAACCGACAACGCCAAGTGCTGCGTTGTAACGCGCAAATCCGCGCATCGCCAGAAGCACACACGCTTCACGCACATCGTTCGGGATTGCAGACCAACCCCACACACCAACAATCTGTGCAGAAGGCAACGCGGGTACGGAAAACAATGGGAAAGTTTTGCCACCAATCGCTGTCACCGTGCGTATCGGCTGACCCGTAATCGCCCTATCCAAGGGTTCAAGTTGGTAGTCCACACCTGCTGTCCAAGTGTTTTCAAAAGTGCCATCACCATCATCATCGGTTTTCAATGTGGTGACAGAAACCAAATCATCCTGCGTTGGCAATGTGTAACTATCCACCGCATACAGGGGAATGGTCGCATTCTGCTGATAGAACCTGCGCCCGCAATAGCCATCAATGCGACGCGACGCACCTTCAATAGATTTTTCTAGAAGCGTGTCATCCGTGTTATCGGTGATGCGAAGCGCGGCTTTCACTTCATTCAGCGTGCAATAACCATTCGCAATCGGCATCGCTAAGCCTTCTTTCGCTTACGCCCACGAACCACTTTCGCTTGCTCAACATCTACATCAACCGAAGCGGTTTCAACAACAACATCATCTGCGCGATAACCCAACGCAGCAAGTGCATCATCAACCATGCTTACCTTGTCACGCAAGCCGCGGCGCACATACGCTTCGCGTTCAGCGAGCAAGCCCGCAATCCATTTGTTCTGTTTCATAACGCAACATCCTACTTCTAGCGGGGGCGGTTATTAGCCGCCCCCGCAGAAATTAGGAACCCAATTAGAAGGTTGGGGTTACCAATCCCGTTCCACCGACAAGCGCAAATGCGTTCGGGTAACGGTTGGCGGTGTACGCGCTGTAACCGTACACAACCATCTTCACTTCAAGTTCTGCCGACTTGACATCCTCAAAGCGAAGCATCATTGGTGAACCATCGCCCTGTTCCCACAGGTGGCTTTCGGAAGTGTGACCGACGATGATGACATCTTCGTTCGCACCCGCACCGTTGGTGGTGATGACATTCGCATCGCTGATGATGGGGATGCCAGCAATCGCGTAGCCGCTTTGTGCGTACTGCGCTGCACCGTTTCCTGTTGCAATCGGGTTGAACCCGTATGGCGTTGGAACAGCCAATGGGCGGTTCGTGGTGTCCACCGCAGCCAAGATGAATGCAAGGCGGCGTGGGTGCATCAGGATAAAGTTCGGGGTCTGGAAGTAGTTGGTCTGCACACGCTGAATGGCATCCAAAAGTTTCGGATACAGTTCAGCCACCGTTGGCGAAGCATCGGTGTAGGTGACAACCTGCGTGATGGTGTTCGTCAGCGATGTTGCCGAAGTGGTCACATTCAGGCTGTCAAGGTTGGTGTGGTATGCCGAAACAAGGTCAGCCATCACAAGGCTGTCAATGCCCGTGCCACGCTCTAAGGCTTGGCGCGAAACATTCTGCTGACCAGCAACGGTGACAACCGAAACATCAAGTTTGGTGTCATCCATGTTGGTTTCTTGCACAGCCGAACCTTCGGTCTGAACAGCGGTTGCTGAACCCGTGGTCACCTTGCTGATGCTCAGGGTCAAACCTGCATCTGGCAGTTGGTGCTTGCGGGAAGCATCCATGAATGGGCGACCAGCGCGCGCGAACGGTGCAGCAAGGTCAGTCAAGAACTGTGGCACAACAAGACCAGCAAAGTTTGCGCTGGTCACATCGCGGCGTTCAATTCTTTCTTCGTTCATGTGGCGGGCGAGACGCTCGCGGGCTGCGAAGTCACCGTTGAACTGTGCGGCGTAGGCATCCGAAATGAACGAATGCTGACCGTTGGAACGGTAGGTGCGTGGCTCGCTGGTCACCTTGCTGGTGACTTCTGCGATTTGGTTCTTGGCGCGCAGGTCTGCGGCTTCCTTCGCACGCTTTTCAAGTTCAGCGTGACGCTCAATCTGCGAATCCAAATCACGAACTTCGTCAAGTGACTTGGCGATTTCGGAATCCTCATCGGCGGTCAGGTCGCGTGCTTCCGTCTTGGCAGCAGCAACAATTGCTTCGGCGCGAGCAAGAACTGCATCACGCTTTTCAATCAGTTTGTCTTTCATGGTTTTTCCTTTGGGGAATAGTTGGGATGTTGTCGCCAAGTGCGATAGCAAAGTGCGCTAGATGTAGCGCGGCTCAATCGCGGCTGTGCCTGCGCGCCAATGCGATTTGCGCAGAACGCAAACGCACAGGTGCGTTGCTCACGATAGTAGCGACTTCTTGCGTATTCTGTCCACTACGAATTTCGGCAACCGTTTCTTCGTACGCGGGGAAGGTCACAACTGACACATCGTAAAGTTGAACTTCCTTCAATTCGCGAACTGAACGGTCTGTGTTCCAACTGTCTTTGATGGTGCGGAATGCGAACGACATCTGCGAAATATCGCCACGCTTCATAGCCGAAATGACGCGCGCCGCATCAGGGTTAGCGGGGTCAAGGGATGCTTCTACGCGCAAGCCCCTGTCATCTTCTTCCAACATCAAAGTTCCAGACTTGGTGCGCGCAAGTGGCACGCCTTCATGGTCAATCAGCAAACGCACATCTGCGCCATCGTTCAGCGTCTTTGCGAATGCACCCCTGCGAACATATTCCACAAAAGGCATCGGTTCTGACGGGCTATCAAATACTGATGCGTATCCAATCAACTTGTTGCCTTCACCATCTTGTCGTGCTTCCAAATTTGTGAAAGCAACAAAACGCTTTTCGTCAGCCTGCTTCACACACCAACGAACTTCGGTGGGGTCAGCAATAGCGTTGCGTAGTTCAGCCATAGATGGTGAACAGATTACATCTTTGCGTTTGACATTTCTATCTTCTTCTTCGTTCAATGTGTCCACAATGCGCTGCGCATAAGCCTGCGCTCTGCGTGCAGAAGTCTTAGAAGAACCGCCACCCCACAACAACATTGCAACCAAACCAGCGGTGATTTCATCACCTTGAACTGCATCCAAATCCACGATATGACGCGCAATCCACGCAGGGATTTTGCGCCACTTCGCTTCCGACAACGCTTCACCATTAGCCATCCGACGCGCATCCGCAACCGTCGCAGGCACAAGACCATCACCAGAAAAACCTTCTTCATGCAAACGCAAACCGCGGCGCGCCGAAGCCGCCATGAAATCAGGTGCAACCAAACTGATTTGCCGCTGCTCAACACTTGCTGCTTCTTCTTCTGGTTCACTATCGCCAGACATCTTTTCTTCCGAAATAATCCACAACTTACAGATGCCATTCGGCGCGATATCGCCAGAAACAATTTCGCATCCACCGCCACCTTCATAGAAAACACAGTTCGCACAAATCATTCCCTGTTCGGCAAACGGTGATTCATCTACATAGTGCGCACCGTTCCCGCCAACACCTTTATCCCATGCACCGAATTCGTCAGCAATCTTTTCGTAGATGTCATACATCGCTGCTTGACGCGGGTTGATGTTGTATTCATCCTGTTCCGCCAAACCTTCAATCATTTCATCCACATCATCAGACGGTTCTTCCATGTCATCAGATGGTTCTTCCATTTCCATTTGACGCGCACCAACTTCACCAATCGGTTCTAAACCTTCCGCCAACGATTGCGCAACCATGCGGTCAATCGCATCCTGCTTCGTGTCATAACAAGCAAGCGTTTCAAATGAACCATCTTCACGCTGCACAACCGCAGCCCAACGCGAACAATCAGGTTGGTTTTGTGAAA